ACGAGTGGCATTGCCAATCGAGGACCTCGTCGCTGCCGCGCGCGTATCCCCACGGCCAACGCTTGGTCCGGCCGATTCTCCGCAACGCCTCCACCAGCGCAGTCCAGGGGTTGGGGTCGGTGCTCATCGTTTCGCCGACCGGCGGGTCGTCCTTGTACATGCAGCCGTCGTCCACGTTGCAGGCCCCGTGGTTCACGCACTGCCCGGTAGCACTCCAGCATCGCGCGCTCATCAGCATCTCCTCTCTCTGTCAGCCGCCGCCGCCCGGGTCTCGGCAATCCTCAGCATCGCCCACGCGAACCTCTCCAGCCGCGACAGGAACAGAAACGGCCCCGTTCCCTCGTGCCAATCCTTGTGGTGGATCATGCAGAGCGGCACGGCGTCGGCATCCCTGCCTCCCTGGCTCCGGTGGATCGCATGGTGGGCGTGGATGGGACCGGAGCAACGAGCAGAGGCGCAGGCGCACGGCATGGAGCGCACGATGTCCAGGTAAGCGGGGTCCGCGCCTCGACGCTTCCGCTTCCGCTCGCACTTGGAGCAGGCGCAGAACTTCGAGTGCGGGGCCTTCATCCACGTCCGTCGCAGCGCCTTTCTCGGCTTCTTCTCCCGCGGGGCTGGCTTGGGCACCGCATGCAGGAGGCTCACGCGATGGCCTCGTCGGCCCAGTCAGGTCGTGCGGCCGCCACTTCGTCCGCGTCCAGCATCTCGAACTCATCTTCCGGCAGCGCGAGATCGACGATGCTCTGTGTGTAGCCGGGCCACTGCTTCGCGGCCTCGCACTGCAACAGGCGTTCGAACCACAGACGAACGGCCCGCCGCCCCTTGTCGATCGTATCCGGCGTCAGGCGGAAAACCGTCACTACGTGAGGGTAAGAAGCCTCGACTGCAACGACGTAGTGGGCTTGCGGGTCGTTCAATCCGGAGAGTACCGCGCCGTCGGAGTACCAGGCAAGCTGCCCGTGGTAGCAGTAGCGGCGCATCTTGAAGGGGAAGAAGCGCGGGTCGCTCGTCTCGCCCGTCTTCAGTTCAGTGATGAACCGCTTGTCGTTGTTGAAGACGTCGGGCGTGCCGCGACACTTCCGGCCCTGGACGTCCCAGTAGAGCGTCTTTTCGCGCTCGCCCTCCAGCACGGCCATCGCGTCAGGCGTGTTCTTGACGGCGGTCGCCATGCGCGAGGCGCGGCCGAACTCCGACTTGGTCAGGATCAGCGCGCCTTCGTTCTCCAGCGCGAAGGCGTCGAACTCCTTGCCGCGACGGACCTTGCCCGGGTAAGCGACGACGCGCTGTCCGCCCAAGATCAGTGAGTGAGCGGCGGCGCCGATGTCCAGGTGTGAGGCGTCCTCGTCCAGCGCGGCGGCGAAGTGGGCGGGGCTCTTGCTGAACAGCTTGAGGCGCGAGAAGCGGATCGGGACGTCGGGGTCCGGCTCGCTCGGCTTGTCCGCGTTCTCCAGGATCGTCTGGAGCTGGAGCTTCGCCGCCTCGTCATCGCCCTTGTACCAGCGATCGCTGCAAGGCTTGCAGAGCCCCATCATGACCGAGCCGGCGGGAATCGACTCGGTCGCAGGCGACTTTCCGCAGAATTCGCAGGTTTTCGGCGTCACGACGACGCTCCGGCCGCGTCCCATTCCGCGTCAGTCGGCGCGTCGCCCTTGTCTTCCTCGGCTGCCGGCGGGGGATCGGGCGGCGCGTCCTGAACCTTGGCGCCCGGGATCGTCGGCCGGATGCGGATGCACTCGACGGTCTGCGAACCGAACGTCGTGGTGGTCGCGTAGAGCGTGATGCGCTTGCCGATCCAATCCTCCGACTTGAACGAGCCGCCATACATCGACGCGATCGTCCGTGCGTTCGTGATGTTGAGGCCGAGGCCCTTTTCCTTGCCCTTGAAGAAGAGGATCGGCTTCTTGTTCTTCTTGCCGCCCTGGCCAACGAGCGTCCCGCCAACGACCTTGGAGATCGTGACGGTGACGTCCCGGCCCTGGAGGTCGTAGGCGTAGAGGTACTGCTTGTCGAACATCGAACGGACGTCCATGGTCATTCTCCTTCGCTGTTCTTTGGCGCATCCCCCGGGTTCTGTCGGGGTGCCCTCACGATTCCGATTGGCTCGATGGTCCCCGCTACAACCTCCCCACGTGCAGCATCTTTCAGGGCCGCCGTAACGATGTCGTCCACGATGGACCGGATGTACTCGGTCAGGTTGGCGGCGCGGTCCCGAATGATTTCGTCCGTGATGACCAAGCCCCGGCGGACGGCGAGACCGTCAGCCAGCGCGCCCCGGATGCGGCGGAGGTCGTCGGCGGTCACAGCCACCTCCCCATGAAGCGCAGCGCAGCCCGCGCATGCCGGTAGTCCTCCCCGTCGTGCGGCGCGTCCAGCATCTCATCGTGGAGAACGCGCGCCAGACTGCCGTCGTCCTCCAGCAGGCGGAAGCGGAGCAGGTACATCCGAAACCACGACAGCGCGAAGGCGAGAGCGGCTCCGACGATGCCAGCGATGATGTAGCCCCAGGTCACGTCCTCACCCCCGGCTCCGTGTCCTCCGCCTCTCCCATCATCCTCACGACTACGTAGTCCTTGGCCTTCTCCAGCATGATGGCCTTGATCTGGGTGGCCTCGGGAACGCTGGGAGTGTTGTAGGCCCGACGGCAGACAGACAACCAGGTCAGCTCCGAGATGAGCTTCATGAGGGAATCGTCGGAGAGACCGTCGAGCATGCGGACGATGTCAGGGCGGTTCATCGCAAGTCCTCCGCCCTCGCCCCTGCGTACTCGAGCGACACCCACGCGTCAGCTATGCCAGCCAGCCTTTCACACGCGCATGACCGACAGAGGTCCTCGCCACGGAGGGTGAAGAGATCGCCAGGGGCGATTGCCTTCGTGCACTCGGGACAATTCGGGGTCACGACTTCGACTCGCCCTTGTCCTGCACCAGCACGCACAACTGGCTGTACTGGCCGAGCCGGACCGCGACACTGTTGCCGGCCTTGTCGTGCAGCAGCACGGCCGACACCACGCCGTCCTGCCGCTCCACGTCCACCTTGATGCCCTCCAGAACGATCTCGTTGTCGGTCTTCACGGTCTTCAGGTTCATCACTCGCTCCTTTCATCGTCGTCACACACCGTCCCGCACTCCCCACACTCCAGCCCTCCCGCCCCCAGGACCGCCGTATCTAGGGGAGCCACATCCCCACACCTCACGCAGCGGGGGCGGGGGTCATAGTCCTCCTCGCTCCCCTCCCACTGGTCTGGGTTTGGGACCCAGGTGTCTCCGAGGGCCATTAGCGTCGCCCCCTGTTCTCTTTCCACTCGGACAGCGCCATGTCGACCGCCGCCTCGCGGGCGGCCTCTTCGCGGTCACGCTTCGCGGCGCGGTCGTGGTCCTCCGCGCAGAAGTCGCACACGGACATGACGCGACCGTCGCGGTCGGGCCGTTCATCGGTCGCCGGCTTGCCGCAGAACTCGCAGACCCGCGGCTCGGACGGCGCGGGCTTGATCTCGCGGGCCCCCTTCATCCGCTCCAGCAGGGCTGCGACGGCGTCGATGTCGGCCGCCGTGAAGTGAAACCCGACGTCGATGAAGCGCGATACCTCGCTGAGCCCTGGGTAGCGCTGGAACGTCAGGGAGTGCGTTCCATTGTCGTGAATCATCGCCGACACGCGGACGTCGCCAGCGTGCGCGTCGTCGTTCCAGAGGATCACTAGAGCACCCCCGAGACGCGAACGAACGGGCGGGCGGCCCCGACAGTCCCGTGCAGCAGCGAGCGAACCGGCGGGCCCCAGCCGCGACGGGCGGGAGCACCGGCCGCCAACTCCTGGCAGCGCGGGCACGTGGGGTCGAGCTTCGCGAACGCCTTGCAGCAGCTTTCCGAGTGCCGGGTCTTTGTCGTCGTGTTCATGAGACTAATCTACGGCAGACTCACCACAGACTCAACACACAAACGACACAGCTATGCAAATCAGTGCACATCGCGTCAATTAACCGGGGATGACGCGGGCCCAGGCGGACAGGGGAACGCCGAGCCACGCACGTAGCTCGTTGGCGGCGTCAGCGGGGATGCCCCGACGGCTCGGATCGTCCTTGCCCTTCGCCCAGCTCTGGACCGTCGAGCGGGGGAACTTGCGCCCCAGCTTCTTTTCCAGGTGCTCTGCGATGTCGATGTACGTCAGCCCCTTCTTGGCCATGGCGGCGACGAGTCGGTGTTCCTTCACGTCGTCGGCCATCCGGGCTTGGGAGCGGAGCGCGTTTGACGAAATTGCTGGGTGCACGGGGTCCAGTGTGTTATGTCTGTGTTCAGGAGTCAAGGCCGCCGTGCTCTCTTCGTCTTCCAGCCTCGCCAGCATCTGCTCTTCGGCCGTCACGCTGGCGATGACGGCGTCGAGGTCATCGGCCTCTTTTCGGAGCTTCGCCTGCATCTGCTCCAGCCACTCTCTCCGCCTTCGGGCTTCTTCGATGGCGTCGGAGTATCGGGGAGGCATGGGGGGACCGTATGCCAATTGAAGCGCTGCTGCTAGAGGGGAAGCCCACGCCGTTTCTGTTCTGCCCGAAGTGCCACGAGCCTTTCGAGCCGTTCTTGCGGGGACAGGTCGTGCGCTTCAGTTGGTTCGGGCTTCGAAAGCGAATCTGGTGCCTCATCTGCCGAGCGTGTAAGGAGATCGTCGGCTACGAGACGGCGCCCGCCCACCCCCAGACCACTAAGGAGGACGAGAGATGAGCGATAAACCGAAGAGCGTAGAGGTTGGCCAGCGCTGGTCATTTCGTGGCAGCGACGAACTGATCGTCCGGTCGGTCCATGGACCGGGAGAGTGCAAGCGAGTGACCCATGGCGATGGTTGCGCCCACTTCGACGGCGGCTCATGGGCGCCGCTGGCGAGCTTCCAGCATGGAATCGCGGTCTACCTCGGCGGCCCCACCCCGACCCCTGGGGAGGGGAAGGGGATGGAGGCGCGACCAACAGGGGCACCGGCTCGCTGCCTGCGATGTGGGGACACGCGCGAAGAGGGCTACTACATGCATTTCGCCTGCTGGAATAAAGATGAGCGCGAGTCAAACGAATGGGCATCCGCCTGGGATGCCGGCGTTCGTGACTTCCCTCGCCCTGCCCCTGCCGCTGAATTCATCAACTGCACATTCGACACGACGCCTGCCCGCCCCGCCCCCGTCGGAGACGGGGTAACGGACGATGCGGCGTACTGGAAGAAACTGGCGCAGGACTACGTGGAGCGCGTGGAGAAGACGTTGACAATCCAGCCATCCAAGCCCGCCCCCGCCTACGGCCGCATGGTGGGAGAGATGCGGGATGCGTCAGGCGCCCCGCTATCAGCCCTGGAGCTGGTCACCTCTCGCTCAAAGCCTGAGCCCTGGATTCCATCGGTGGACGATTTCGATCTACTCCCGGACGTGTGATGCGCTAGCCCCAGTAGAAAACAGCCCTCTTCAGCCGCGCGCAACTCCACCACCTCCCAAACATTCCCCTGACGCATCGGTCGCTGGGGAATCCGGCGAGGCTTGGGAGGTCGAAGTCGTCTGTGAGAACTGAGCCACCGCAATCAGGACACACTGGCAGAACCACGGGGGTAGTTTCACCCGTTGGGATGAGGTCGACGCGCGTGGGCTCCTCTTCGGGGAAGTGGTCGCCGAGCGGCTCATCTGGCGGTGTCTTCATCGGCCATGTCTGTCCTCAGCGGTACCGGGGATAGGGAACGCAACTGAGGCGATGAGGATCGCAGTTCTGCGTGACAGGCCTCTGAGGGCCGTGAGCTCGTCGGGAGAAAGGCCGCCAGGTCGCTCAGCAGCTCGGCCGAACGCATCCGCCAAAGCCTCAAGCGCACTTTTGCATTCTCGGAACACGGCTCGCTCGATGTCGAGGTCGCTTGTTGGTTCATCGTTGTCCATCGCCGTCAATCGGGAGTAGCGAGCAAAGGTGGTCGTGCGGGTCCAACAACACGTGCTGGATCGTCATCGGGGGGATGTGGAGCGTAAGACGCGTCCCGGGCCAATTCCTGGCCCTACTTCCGTGCCCCGGGGGGTCGCATTCCAAAACCCCGTCCAGGGGCCTCTCCGTGCGATTGGCGACGTGCAGGACGGTCTCCCGTCGCAGCCTGCCGTCAATGCCGTGGGGCCAGACCCACTCTGTCCCGGTGAGCTCGGGAGGGCCAACGGGGCCGGTGTACGGCTCGGTGGTCGCGCAGCCGTGCAGGAAGAGGGCGGCGCCGATGATGAGCAGGGCGACGGCGGCGGCGCGGGCCGCTGGCTTGGGCATGTCGTTCGGCTGCCGTTGGGTCATGACACCCGAGACGGAGCCGGACAGGAAGATCACGATCTTCTCGACGGCGTTCCCGTCGACGGCATGCTTTTGGAGCGCGAAGGCGACCAGCGCCAGCAGCATCCCGAATGCGACCAGGGTGCGGTTGTCCATCAGACGTAGCTCGCGCCACCGCTGGCATTCACGAGCGGCGGACCGAAGTTGCAGTTGTTGTTGCCGAACGTCGTGGCGTCGCAGCCCGTATCGCCGCGAAGGCCGAACGCAGCGGCATTGAGGAACGAACACTGCCCAAAATTGACCCTGTGCCCGGTGCCGTTCGATCCGCGAACGTCGTGGGTTGTCAAAGAAGACGCAAACCAGGTCTTGACGAAGTTTGCAACGATTGGGATGGTCAAACCCGCGATCGGGTTGAAGCGGAAACATTCCGCATTCGCGAAATCGAAGTAGCACCCGCTGGCATCGATGGCCATGACCGACTCTGCTCCGTTCACCTGCGGGTCAACGATCAGCCCCTGCTGCGTCCCCCACGTCCTGACTCCGATCAGCGTCGTGTCGCCAGAGCCACGAATGCGAATCCCAGCGGGCCCGTTGGCCGGGGTCGCGTTGCCGACCGGCCAGAGGTAGTTGAGCAGGATCGAAGCGCCGTGAGGGGTGTTGATGTCAACTGGGAACCGGCCCGTTGCGCCGTTGGTGAAGAAATTGAAGCGGTCGGCAGTGCCGCCGATCGACACGCCCCACGCGCCGTTCGTCGCGCTCTTGTCCTCGACCACAACGCCGTCGAAGAAGTTGTTGCAATCCACGTCGATGACGTGCTGGGCGCGGGAGATCGCGAATGACCCGAGCTTGAACGACGGGTCCCCGCCCTTCACTCGAACGTGAGCGCCCGCCGACCGCGGCGAGACCGCGTCGATCGTGAACCCCGACAGCTTCACATTCCGGACGGCGTCGAGCAGGAACGCGTCGCCGATGTTCCCGCCGGAGTCGTCGATCAGAATCGTCGCGCCTTGCCCGATGATGGCGGTGTTCGTCTGCGGGGAGATCGTCGACTTGATCCGAAACGTCCCATTGCCCAGCCACGCAACCCCGCCCGCCTGGTTGGCGGCTCGGATGATCGGCGCCGCATCGACTATCCCAGTCCGGTCGGCGTTGTAAGGCGCGGCCTGAATGTCGATGACGTTGTTCAAATCGTCACCGACGAGAACAGCTGGCAGGCCTGCGCACACCTAGACTCCGACTGCGGCCCACTGGAGAACCTCGTGGGACACAACGGTGGTCGTGGCGCCGTTGATGGCGTAGCTGTTCGTGTGCCCCGCGGTGTTCGCAGCCCCGCTGGACAGACCCGATGCGACGGCGACGGGGGCCAGGTCGATGTACGCCGACAGCGTCGTGCCGTCGGAGATGATGATTAGGTCGTGCTCGGTGATGCCGAGGGTTCCGATCGGAATGCCGGTGTTGACAGCTGCGCCCGCGCCGATCTTCAGGCTGAAGCTTAGCTGGCTCGTGGCCCCGTCGACACCGAGCCAGCAATCCGTCGCCACCTCATCGGTCATGTTGCACATGATGAGCTGGCAAGTGTTGTTCACCGCCCGGACAATCCCGCGCATCGCCACCGCAAACGGCGTCGTGCGAACGTTTGCAACCAACGGGGCAAACGTGCTGGGCTGACCGGCAACAGCAATGCTGCGAGACCGCAGATATGCGAAGGAGTTGGCCGCGGTGCCGCTCGACGTACGAAGCTTGAGGAAGTTGGAGCCCGCGATCCTGGCCAGACCGGCCGTGCCGGTGTTCGGCGCCCCCACCTCAACCTCGCCATTCAGCGCGTTGCAGGTCGACCTGAACATGACCCGCGTGAGGCTCGCGTTCCTCGCGGCGACGAAGTCGGCGATCGTCGAAAGCCAGGTCAGCGCGGCGTCGTCCTGGCAGGTGCCGCCGCCGATGGCAGTCTTGGTGCCGTCGGACTTCAGCTGCTTCACCTGGCCATCGGCGGGATCGACGAAGATCTCCCGCTTGTTCGCCGGCGGGATCGTCGGCGTCTCTCGTTCGTCCAAGATGAGGGCCATCAGTTCTTCCCTTTCACGCCGAGCGCCGCCATCTCGCCGCGTTGGCGCGCGCGGCGCTGCTCCGAGTAGCCGATCGCGGCCGCCTGCTTGACCGGCTTGCCGGCGGCGATCTCCGTGCGGATGTTCTCCGAGCGGGCCTTGTTCGAGGGTCCTCGGTTGATCGGCATCAGACGCCCTTCCCCATGAACCCGGCATCGAAGGTGCCTGCCGCGCCGGTGATGGTGACGACGAGCCGCGCCCACTTCACCGCCACGCTCGTCAGCGTGAAGATCGTCCCGCCCGCGGAGCCGGCCGGGTTCGTCGTCGACGTTCCGATCGTGCGCGGCGCGAGGCGCGTGCTCGGCGAGTCCTGCCTGGTCGACGAGTCCTGTACCGTCTCGGCATTGCTGCCCTCGACGGTGATCGTCGCGGTCAGGGCGCCGCTCCACTGGCAGTGCCACGAAAGGTTGTCGAGGCCGTTGACATTCAGCCATGGGCCCTGGAACGTCGCCGCGGCCGACTGGCCTACGAGGTACCTGGGCTTTGAGACTCGGTCGATCGCCATGACGCTCCGTGTGCGGATTCGCGGGGTGTACCCCGCTGCTACCCATGCACGGCTGTCACGCGCTCAGGATTGCTTCTGCCCGGGGAGCAGCTCGTCTATGGCCCCCGCTGAACCGGGGCGCGACTTCGCGCGCGGCTGCGGCGCGGGGACGGTCGGCCGGGCGGCTGCCATGTCGTTCGCGAGCTCGAAGTCGATGGGGTCGGCGCCGATCAGGATCTTCACCTGGCGGTCCACGTCGTCGTCGACGTCCCAACGATCTCCGCGTCGCATCTTCATCGCCGCCAGCGCGTCGTCGAGCAGACCGCCGGGCGTCGCGACGAGCTTGTAAATCTCCGGGTACGCCTCTTCCAGCGCCGCCACCATGACCATGTCCAGCGATCCCTCGGCCATCGCGCGCAGCGCCGACATCGGATCGACGGCGACGCGCCACTGCCGGGCAAAGCGGTCGAGCGCGAATGGCTCGGGTGGGGCGATCTCCTCGCGTGCGGTGGTGCGGATCACCTTCCGGGGCAGCTGCGCCTGGAGGTAGCCGATCACGTGCGTAGCCGCTGCCTCGACGTCGTCCTGGATATCGTCGGGCAACTCGGCGTAGAGCGCGTTGTGGCGCGCCTCCACCGCATCGTCGTCGGCCTCGAGCAGCTTCCGCGCCTCCTCGTAGTCGAAGTCGGGCTCCTCGGGTGGTTCCGCTTCTCTGGCGGCGAGAGCGCGGAGCAGCAGCGCGCGGGCGCGCTTCGGGAACGACACGGCGTCTTCCTGCGCCTGCATGGTGAAGCTGGCGTTCCCGCGCATGATGCGGTCGAGGCCGAGAACCCCCACCATCATCTCGGCATGCAGCGGATCGAGCGGCATTACTGCGTCTCCTGCGATGCCTGCGCGGCGGAGATCGCGATCGCGGCCGGCAGACCGGCGGCCACCGCCTCACGAACGACCGGCCCCTTCGGCCCGGGCGTGGCGAAGATCTTCTGTGCGGCCACAGCTTGCTGCGCGTCGAGGGCGTGCCGGGCCGCCCAGCGATCGAAGCCGCGTTTCGCGGCGATCGCGACTTCGCCGGTGTGGCCGACCGCGAACCCCATCGGGCTGTGCTTGATCTCCTTGACCGCCTTCTTCAGTTTCGGCGATACGGACGCCCCCTGCGCGTTCGCCTTCGCGTGATTGAGGCGCTGATCGAGCACCTTCTCGACGCGCTTCAGGGCCGAGAAGTCGCGGTTAGCATCGCGCAGCTCACCGGCCACGCGCGGATCGCGGTGCGCAACGTCGGCCAGTACCTCGTCGCGGAAATCGCGGATGTGCGATGCGACGTCGAGCTTCTTCTCGAACGCCGCCGTGCCGTTGATCCCGCCGAAAGACTTGTAGGCGTTACCGGCGACGTCCGACCACAACTTCTGAACCTGATTGGCCGGCACGATGGTGTCGGGGTTGAAACCTTCGACGGTGGCACCGGCGCGCAGCCGCTTGATCTCGTCGTTCAGGACGGATGCGGTCGGGCCGGTCTTCTGCTTCTCGAGCAGTTCGATCGCGCGTCCCGTCTCCATGCCATCGAGCGCTCCGCCCTGCACCTTCACCGTCGGATCGAAGCGCGTACCGCCGCCCCAATTCTTGGCCTTCTTCAGGTTCGATGCGATGCCGTCGAGCGCGTCAGCCTCGGCGACATGCGAGGGAACGCCGGTCGCGCGAAGCTGGTCGCTGCGTTCGGCCAGGAAGTCGACGAGATCGCCCGATCGCACCCCGCCGCCCAGCGCCTTGTCCGCCTCGGCCCACTTCGGCGCGAGCCGCTGCTGTCCGATCTCCTTCAGCCGATCGCCGACGATCGTCTTAGCGGCCTGCACCTTCCCGGCGTCACCGGAGCGCGCGGCGTTGATCGCGTCGTCGAGGTCGCGATCGCGGAGCACCAGCGTCGAGACATTCTCTGCGTCGTCCGCCAGCTGCTTGCGCGCCGTCGCCGTCGAGGCGCCCCTGATGTCACCGGCGATGTCTTTGGCGACCCACCCTTTCGCGTTCTGGATCGCCTTCTCGGCGTTCGGCGCGAACGTGCCTGCCACCTTGCTGGCGGCCGCGCGCGCCGTCCGTCCCACCGCCCGGGCGATCGGCGGGACGACAATCGGCAGCACGCCCAGCGCGGCGCCGGTCGCGGCATCGCCGCCCATCGCCTTGTTGGACACGGCCCCCTCGGTCGCTGCCGACGTAAGCCCGGCGGCTGTCCGGCCTGCGCCCAGCGCGCGAGCCGCCCCGCCCGCGCCAGCGCCGGCAGCCATTCCCAGCGCGGCCGCGGTGCCCATCTGGACCAGAGGATCCTGCATCTCGCCGAGCGGGAGACCGGAGGCGACGCGAGTCCCACCGCCGGGGAGCGGGCGGGATCGGGGCGAGTCGTTCGCCGCTGGCGCATCTGGATCGGGCGCCTGCCGCGGGGTGAAGTAGCCGCGCCCGAGGCCTGACGACGGCGTTCCGGGGCCGCCGAGCACGTTGTGCTGCGCGATCGGTCCGGCGCCTTCGTCGGGTGTCTCGCGCTCGCCCGGAGCCATCCCAGCGCGCGCGCGGCGGGCGGCGGGGCCCATGTCGACGACAGGCGGCGTCGTGCCTTTCGCGGCGAGGTACGCGTCCGGGTCGAAGTCGTCTTCTTCCGCTGCGGCGGGGGCGCCGGTCTTCGCCACCAGGTAGGCGTCGGGGTCGAAGTCAGCGTCGGCCATCAGAGAGCCCCGTTGGCGGCCAGGATCGACTTCGCGCGTGGATCGTCGAGGTGCGCCTTGGCCCATTTCACGGCCTTGCTGTCCTGCTGCGCGCTGGGCGGCGGCGCTGCCTTCTTCGCCGGGGCGGCGGGCTGCGCCTTCGCAGGCTTCTGGTAGCCCGGCAGCGTGCCGAACATGTTCCGCTCGGTGCGGACGAAGTGCTCGTTGATCTCCGGATTGGCCTTCACTCGCGGGTCGTTTTCGTAGTCTCGGAAATTGTCGTAAACGTCCTTCGCAGCGCCGCGCAGCTCGCCGTTACTGGTCTTCGCCGCCGACAGAAGGTTCGTCTTCTGCGTGTCGGACAGGCCGCCGTCGGCGAGCTTGTGGAACAGTTGGGCGGCCTCATCGATCGAGCCGGCTGCCTTGCCGGTGTAGAGCTTGTACTGCGACAGGATCGCCGAGCGGCCGGTGTTCGACCGGATCATGGCATCGACGAGGTTGACCCAGTTCGTCGGGTTCGCGGGGTCCTTGTCGACGGCGGCCAGCGACCGCTCGCTGTGCTCCAGCGATTCCTTGACGCCGCCCTTGGCGTGGAACTCCTTCAGGGACTCGTCCATCTCCTTGATGACCGGCCCCGCCTCCGCGCGCTCCTCCCGCTTGTCGGCGAGTGCTGCTCGCCGCTCGGCCAGGGCCTGCTTGCTGCCCTTGCCGCCACCGCCGGCGCCCTTGCGCTGGTCGCGTGCCGCCTGCGCGTTGAGGCGGTTGATCCGGGCCTGGTTCAGTGCGTGCGCGTCCGCGTCCTTCTGCGCCTGGAGTTGCGCCGCCCTCTGGCCCTGCCGCAACTTCACGATCCGTGCGTCCGCGTCGATCGCCGCCTGGTTCACGCCGCGGCCCTTCAATTGCGCTTCGCCCTGGCGAATCGCGAGGTTGTACTTGGCCAGCAGCCGGGCGTCGGCGTCGCGCAGCATCTCGCGCCGGCCGGCATCGACGTCCTCGAGCCGCGTTCGTGCCATGACCGCGTTGTCGCGCAGGCCCGCGATGTTCGCCTTCTGGATTTCCATGTCGTCGTGCCACTGCCTCTGAAGCTGGTCGAGCGCGTGGTTTGACGTGTCGTGCGACCCGCCAATGTCGCGGTACATGGCGCCGAGGCCGCCGAAGATGACCGACAGCTTCGACTTCGTGCTGGTGCGCGCGCGGGGGTCGGTGAGCTGGGCGCTCGAATATCGGGCGATCTTGTCGTTCAGGTCCTTTTCGGCGGCCTGTCGGCGTTCCAGGTAGTCGGCACGTTCGAGGCGCGCGTCCTCGTCGGCCAGCTTCGCCTCGTCGGCCATCCGCTGCGCGGTCTGCGCGTCGATCTTCGCCTTCTCGGCATCCTGCTCGCCCTGGCGGCGGGCGATGTCCTCGCTGACCGGCTCGGCCTTCGCCGCCTCGGGTGGCGGGGCAGCAGGCGCGCCCGCCATGTCGATCGGCACCTGCTGGGTCGGCCCCTCGGCCCCGACGTCGGGTGGCGTCAGGTCCACCGGCGGTGACGCTGGCGGCGACGGGTTGATGTCCTCCAGGTCGGCCGGATCGGGTCCGTTGCCGGACTGCGGCACGTCCGCCTCCAGGTCCGCGACGGCGCGGCGATCGGCCTCGTTCTCGTCTTCATCCATCAGCGGATCGGGCGTGGGCATGGCGTCACCCATGCACCAACGTCACACCCTGAACACCCGCCCAGCTTGCGCGTTGCGGCAGGCAGCGCGACCATTTCGGTCATGGACTTCCTCGACAAGATCGGATTCACCGCCGCTCCGGCGAGGCGCGCTCCGCCACATGACGAGCCCGCACCGAGCCGCGACGTTGCTGGCGTCGTCGGCAACGCGATCGGCACGGCGATCGCCAATGCCGTTGGGGTGGTCGCCGGCCTGCTCTACTGGCCGCTCATCATCGCGATCGGGCTCTCTTGCGTGGTCGGCGCGGCCTTCGCGTTCAGGGCGTTCGTGCGCTGGGTGATCTACTGAGCTACAACGCGCTCATGATCAGGTCCTGATAGGTCCCCTTCGTCTTGTTGATGGCGTTGGTGTTGGCCTGCGACGCCTGGACGGTATCTCCGGCCGCCTTCTGTCCGATCCCGAGCGCCTCCAACTGCGCCTTGAGCAGCTCTTGACGGTGCTGCTCCGCGAGCTGGTTCGCTTGCGTCTGCGCCTGGAGGTTGTTCGCGTTCGCGGCTTGGCCGAGATTGGCATTCGCCTGCGACGTGTCGATGTCCTGGCCTCGCACGCCCTGGAGCGCGGACGACAGCGCGTTGCGGGCGTTCGCCTGCTCCGCGGCGCGCTGCGCGGCCCCAGCCACGGTCGTGTTGGCGTTCGCCTCGCCCTGCGCCAGTGTCGCGGCCCGGGCGGAGCCGCCTGCGGATCGCCCCCCGAGCGCGCGCGCCATGCCGAGCGTGGCGGCGTTGTTGCGGCCGGCCTGCTCCTCCATCTGGAGCTCCGCCGCGCTCGGAACGGTGCCATTCGCCGCACCCGTCAGAGCATCGAGAGAGGCCTGCTGGCGCGCGCGCGTCTGGTCGGCCTGCGCGGTATCGAGCTGGACGCGGTCCTGCGCCGGAGCCTCGCCGGGACGGTAGTTGAATCGCTCGTTTTCGAGGTTGCCCGACAGCCCCATCGCGGCCGCCTGCGCCTGCTGCGTCGGGGCGAGATTCGTGGTCGCCGTTGAGGTCAGCTCGCCGAGGTACGGGACCTTCCCCAGCACGCCGCCGACGACGGGGCCGCCCGGGTTGTAGCCCTGCGTGTTGACACCGGAGGCAGGGGAGGCCCCCTGCGTCGCGGTGCTGCCATAGTTCGTTCCGCCGCCCCGGGACGGGTTGTAGCCGGTCTGACCCGACTGTCCGGTGCTCGGCGCCACCTGGCCCAGCGTCAGATTGCTGGTGCGCGTCGTGGTGTCGTTTGCACCGTTCGGCACGCCCCATCCCCTATTCGGGTTCGTGCCGCGCTGCGCGTCCGTGAACGGCGCCAGGGCCGGATTCTGCGAGTAGTCCTTCGGGCCGCCCGTGGGCGCAGCATAGCCCGTAGGCTGCGACCCGGGCGGCGGCGCCATGCCCGATTGGTACCCCGTACCGCCGGTGCTGACGCCGGTCTGAGCCTGACGGCGCTTCGCTTCATCGTCGCTGATGCCGAGGGCGCCCATTGTGCCCGTCTGATCTGCTGGATTCACGGTCGCCATGGCGTCACCAATGCACCGCCGTCACGCGTCCACCCGTCGGCTGGCGGGCAGCTTGTTCGCGCCCTCCTTGGCCATCGGGACGAGTGACACGCCGAGGATCTTCGGGCCGGCCGTGTAGATCGGGACTGGCGTCAACGTGATCGTGGCGGCGTTGATGAGCCCGGGCGCGCCGACCGGGTTGGGGGTCATGGTGACGGTGTCGGAGCCGCCCACGGCGGTGATCGTGTAGGTCGCCGAGTACCCCGGATTGGCGCCGGCGATCGTGACCGTCAACCCGATGTCACCGGCGGTGAAGTTGCCGTTCACGAACAACCAGGCCCCTCCGCCCGAGTAGGCGTCGAGGCTGTTTGGCACCACGCTGATGCTCGGCGGCTGGTACGGCAGGATCGTCACCTCGATCATCTCGGCGGTGGTCTTCTGCTGCGCGGGCCGCAACTCCCAATTCCACGTCTTTTCGGTGCCGTCAAACTGGAAGTCGTGCGTCTGGAACGGCGTCGAGTCGTCCATGTTCTTGTAGAGCGCGACGCGCGTCTTGTGCTTCCGCGTCGAGTCCATCGAGCCGATGCCCTGCATGCGCTTGATCCGCTGCCAGCCGCCGATGCCGCTCTGGTACCAGGGCGAGCGGATGCGGGCCACGAATGTCGCGGCGCCCTCCTTGAAGACCGTCGACGACTCGGCCAGCACGGAATTGTCGACGGCGCTGGCATAGACGACGCCCGAAGAACCAGCGTAGCCCGAGATCGCCGATAGGCACTGCTGCCCCGTGTTCGTCCCCCACGCGCGCGTGGTCCAGTTCCAGATCAGCGTCGTGCCCTGCGACGTGTAGAAGCGAATCTCGGTCTTGTCGCGGATGACCACCGCCCCCGTGAACGTCTGCGCGTCGTAGGCGTGGACACCCGTCCCCACGTACTCTGCGGCTCCCCCCGCCGTGCGGTGGATACCAGCCCGGGTGCTGCTCGAGCGGAACCACACCCCGTCATCGGCGACCACGACCGACTGCGGGTTCGAGCAGCCGACGCCCGGATCGACCTGACGCCAGGTGTAGTTGCCGCCCTGGCCCAGCGCGTTGGCACCCTGCCCGGACACGACGTAGATCTTCCCGCTCTTGAACGCGACGAGCTGCTCGCCGAAGACAGCCAGCGCGGTGATCGGATCCTCCGGGTCGCCGACATCGACGGTCAGTGCCTCGTTGAAGATCAGCCCGTGGTCGAAGTCAGCCTCGAGCGAGTACCACAGCGTCCCGGTTCCGGACTCGGAGCACACAAGCCGCCCCTGGAACTCGACGCAGTTCGAGATCGGCGGCAAAAGCTGGTTTTCGAGGCCGCCACCGTCCGTGTAGAGCTCCTCGCCCAGCGACGTGTCGTCGACGTTGTCCGTGAATGAAACGCTGTCGTTGGTCGGGTCGTTCGGTATCACCGCGACCTGAAAGAACGCCGCCGGGGCATTCGCCTGCGACCGGGAGATCACGATGCGCGCGCCCTGGAGTCCGCTCGCGAGCGCGCGATCGACGAGTCGCAACGTGGCGACGGTGACCAGAAACTGCTTATTCACCCCCGTTGTCGCGACAGCCACGATCGCACTCGGCGCCGAACGCCAAACGCGCCCGTTCCTGTCCTCAGTCTCGTAGTGGAAGCGATAGAAATAGTTCGCGGGCCCAGTGAGCGAACCGCCGGCTTGGCTGGCGGCGATTGACGCCAGGTCGGGCGGATAGTACGGCAGGCATGCTGAATCGAAACATGCGCCGTCGAACTTCCCCAGCAGGCCGCCCGGAACGAACAGCGACCGGATGAACTCGGCCGGCCTTCCGACGTCCGTCTCGACCCCGATCGAATGGCGCACACGCACGATGTCGGCGCCGAGCAATCGCGCCTCTCCGCCCGTCGCCGTTCCAGACGACGCGATCAGGTCCGTGCGCGTCTGCTCGGTCACGCCCGCGTAGAACGCCCCATCGCTGTCCACGCCCACGTCGCTCGGCGCGCTGACGCTCTCGGTGAGGCCGCCCGCATCCCGTGGAAGCGCCACGGCCAGCGGCGCGGAGAACGTCGTCGAGGTCGTGACCGTGTCGTTCGACATCGCGAGCACGAAGTAGCTGCGCTGGTCGTTGCCGTCGAAGGCGGACAGGAAGAAGAAGTTGCTGCCGGCCTGCCAGAACTTCGATCGGATGCCCACCGATCGGTACTGGACCCCCAGCGAGGCGGCGCCGTTCCACACGGCGATCTTGATGACCGAAAGCGACGTGAACGGGTCGCCGTACGCCTTAGACACGTCGTAGAGCACGCGATAGACGCCCGTGGCCGAGCTGGTGATCGTAGTGCCGATGATGTTGCGGATACCTGACGTCGCGTTACTGGGGAAGCCAGTGGCGCCGGCATCGAGCACATGCGTCGCCGCCGCGTTCGAGACGCCGGCGGCAGGAGCAGGGAGGTTCCAGAGCACGCGGAGGCCGTTCGTGCCGTCTGCGATCATGATGGAGAATTTCCCCGACCCACCGATGTCCTGCATCCAGCCAAACGCCAGGTCGGGCGTGACCGCCGCGGCCGCGGCGGTGCGCGGCGTGTACGTCGAATTGACTGCGATGTTCGTGGACAGAACGACAGCGCACCGAAGCTGCCCGCCCGGCTCGCGGTACAGGATCGAGACGTTGCCCGAGGCGCCGGTCTGGTCGCCGACGCGGATGTCGATCGGCGTCCCGGCCAGCACCGCGCCAAGCGCCACGGACCCGACGAATGACCCGTTCGACAGGTTGAAGGCGTCGATCGAGAGAAAGCCGCCTTGTTCATACGCAACAATCGCGCGCGTCCCCGAGATCGCCACACGTCCGCCGCGCGCGCCGCCGGTTCGGCGCTGCGTGAAGATCGGACGGCGGGTTAGGCGGTCGAGAATCGTGGTCTGAATGCCAGTCGAGCCGAAGAAGCCCGTGTCGATGCGGAACACCTCGACGATGGCGTTCGTCCCAACCGCCACGGTCGGATCGCTGACCTGCGCGGTGCCGCTGAACACCGGCGAGACGTCGAGCTTGATCGGCCCCTTGCGGAAGCTCTCCAGCCCCCCGTCGTTCGTCGGTTGCACCCAGGCGTTTTCGGGGCGTGCCCACATGTGCAGGGAGATCGGGTCCTTGTTGAACCGGACCAGCACGCCGTCGAGGGTCGCCAGCTGCCAGACCGCCGGCAGCGTGCCGCCCGATGGGATCGTCGCCTGCGTCGACGTCGACAGCACGTCGGAGCCGAAGCGAACCTCGGTCTTCCCCGTCTGGTTCGATACGCAGTTCTCGAGCACCAGCGTGGCGCCCGGCTGCACCAGCTGGTCGGCGAGCTCTGTCTGGAGCCCGGCCGCCAGCGGGACGAAGACTGGCTCGGGCATCAGCTCACCCGAACCAGCACCGTCACCGGCGCGGATGCCTGCAAGATTAGAGCGTCTCGCGGGCTGTTGTTCACCGTCGACGACTGCCAGACCACCGCATTCGCGCTGCGATCCACGATTTCCCATGTGCGTACCGGCGCGCCGAGGGCATGCCGCACGGCCGTGTCGGTAGTACCCGCCGTGAACGTCACGCGGATCAACCGATCGTTCGTCACCGCGTTCGCCAGTGAGCGCAGGGCGTCGCGCAGCCGGTCGAACACACGCCCAAGCATTCCGTCGCCGATCTCGCTGTCCTGGAAGTCGAAGGGCGTCATCCCCAACCCCCGTCGTCGTCGGTGTCGATGATGGTCTTCGGTCCGCCCTGATCCGTCTCCAGCGCTTCGGTCAGGTCATCGCGGATGAGGTTGCGCTGGTCCGCCAGAAACTTCGCCTGTTGGAAGCTCTCCTCCTTGACCAGCGACTTGATCGCCGCGCACAACCATACGTATTCGCTATACGGCTCCAGCTCTGCATCGAGCGTGTAAGTCACCGTCGCCGTGACGCCGACGCCGAAGAACTCCGTCACGGCGGTCAGGTCGCGGTCGGTGTTCACGAACGTCGGCCCATCGTCGGCGGTGATGACATAGGGCCCGTTGTTCGTGGCCGGCGCTCCCGATCCAGCGATCGTCACGATGTTGCCGATGTCGTCCAGGCCGAAGAGCCCGTTCGTGAACGACATACCCCTGACCGACGGCGCGAAGGCGTTGACATTGTCGTTCCCCACGTCCCGCACGATGGTGCGCACGAAGGCCAGGGGCTTCGGCTTCGGCACGTAGTAGAGGCGGTACGCGCCGGCCGCTGTCTCCTCTGGCTGAATCTTCAGCAGCGACGAGCCGATGACGTTGTAGAAGCGGTCCGGGTCGAACGTGATCGGACCGAAGTCGCGCAGGTAGTCGGTGCGGATGCGGTTGCGCTCGCCGAAGTTGAACGGCAGCACCGCCCGGCGCCGCGGCGTGCCGGCGTTGATGTCCAGTCCCTTGAGCCGCCAGAAGTTCGACGGCAGCGTCACCTGGGACTGCCCCGCGGCCAGCGTGAAGTCGTACTGCCGGAAGAACGTCGCCTTGAACTTGTTGGTGACGAAGCGGTGTAGTTCCTTCACCCCGTCGTTCAGCCATCCCAGCCACGTCGGATCGGTGACGTAGTCGGCAACGTTCGTGAGGTCGGCGCCTTCTGTCGCGCTGGCGAGTAGCTGCTCGGTGGTCGTGGCCACGGCGCTACTTCCTCGAGCAGATGCGGATCAGCTCCTTCAGTGCGTCGTAGGCCGCGGGCGTGGCCTTGATACCGGCCGCCCGGGCGAAGTCCTCCCACGCCGACATCTCGGCCGCGTCGTCCGCGTCCTCGTCGGGCGGCCCGCCCTTTTCGTCCTCGTCCGGCTCGACCGAGATGTCGAGCGCGTCGGGCGGCGGCGCTTTGCGGGCGAGCGATTTGCCGTACGGCATCATGGTCAGCTCAGCGAAACGATGGCGATCCAGGTGAACTTCGTGCCGCTCGCCGGGTCGGCGTCGGCCTGCGTGTCCTCGCGGATGAACTGCACCGAGAAGCCGCTCGTGTCGGCGAAGAGGCGGCACCGCGGCGCCACGCCGGTCGTGGTCGGGAACGCGGCGTCATCGGGACCGATCATGGTCGCCCCGATGTGCTTCACGTGCCGATACTTCCGGTCGAAGGTGACGCCGTAGCGACCGCTCTTGCCGCCGGTCTTCGCCACGGTGGCGCCGGTGTTCTTCGCGCCGTTGGCGACGACGCCGTTGGCATCCATCTGGCCCTGCGTCGAGATGGCGCCGGCCGCGGTGATCGTCACCACCCCCGAGAGAACGAGCTCCCGGGGGCGAAGGCACTGCATCTGTCGGAGGGAACGCGTCGCCATGGACAGCTCCTTACGTGAGGGCGCCGAACTTCACGACGCCGCAGCTCGCGGGGTCGAGCAGGCGGAAGGCGTGGACCGCGTAGATGCGCATCTCCGAGCTGTTGTCGTCGGAGACGCGGACCCACTGGCCGTCGCCGTCCATCTGAATGTGCGGCGTCTCGCCGGCGCCGACGTTGTCGTAGGCGCCCTTCTGGAGCGCGTATCCGACGTCGTCCTCGCAGTTGCGGTCCACGACGATGGCGACCTTCAACTCCATCGCGTTGACGGACAGTTTCAGGAAGCCGCCCTCGCCGCTCTCGCTCGAGGCGAACCGGCGGTCGCTGCCGAGCGACTGCGACATCGAAATCCAGCGCTTGTGCGAGATATAGAGCTTCAGGTCGGTCGCGTTGCCGATGACGACGCACGCCCCGACCAGCTCCTCACAGGCGTCGATGTCGTCCTTGTTCGTCCCGTCGACGAAGTTGCCGAACGCGCGGCTGTTGCCGGTGCGCAGCGTCCCCTCGACGGTGCTGATGCCCGTGTCCGTGACCGGGCGAACCTCAGGAAGCCACGTCCGCAGCCCGACGGCGCACAGGCGCACCGCGGCGCCGCCGCCCGTGTTGTCGCGGTCGCCGTTGACGAAGACGAAGTCGCCGTTCGCCCATGACAGCGTGCCGGAGAGGCTCGCGACGCCAGTGGTGACGCGGTTGGTGCCGTAATCGACGGCCGTGACCGTCGCGGCGGTGGCCGAGCGGAGCGCGTCGGAGTGCAGCGACAGCGATGCGACCAGCGGCATGCCCTCGACGAAATGGTTGATCGCGCCGTTCGACACGTCGAAAAACGCGTTGCCGTTCGTGTAGGTGATCCCGGTGGCCGACAGCTCACCCCAGCCCGACGCCAGCGCGCGGACGGATAGCATGTGGTGCGCCATCCGCATCGCCGACGCGCTGGCGAAGGCGACGGCGTTCAGGAACGCAACCTTGTCGGTCTGCGACAGGGCCCTCGCCTTGGCGGAGACGCGGATCGGGGCGTTGATCTCCTGCCACGTCAGCGCGAACGGCAGGCCGGGGGAGACCGTGCTGTTCTGGGCGAGGCCCTGAGCCACGGCGAAGTCCTGCGAGACGGTGAAGACGTCCTTCAGGACCTGGGTGAACTCGCACTTTTTGCCGCCGCCGTCGGTCTTGGACGGCATGTCCTTCCAGACCGCGCCCTTCTTGGCCGCGATCGAATTCTGGATCGTCTTGTTCGAGAAGTAGGTCCTGAGGATCCCTTGGACGGTCGTCTTGTCGATTGCGGCGCCAGCCATGTCTCAGCTCCTTGTGCGTTCAGGCGGTCTTGCGCGCGCCGGCCTCGGCCTGCGCGACCAGAAACTTCATCAGCGTGTCGGGGTCCTCGGGCAGCGCCTCGTCGGTGGGCGCGGCCTGGCGCTGGTCTCCGCTCAGGGACACGGTCCCCGGGCGCGGCGCGGGCGCGGCGGGCGTCGGCTTCGCGGCCGGCGGCGCCCACCCCAGCTTCTTCGCCGTCTTCTCGGCGATCGCCTTCAGGTCGGCTTCGACCAGCGCCGCGGCGCGGTCCCACGAGATCGGCTTGCCGTGGATCGAGTGGTACTCGACCATGAGGTCGATCACGTCCTGGCCCTTGTCGGCCTCGTTCAGCAGCGGGAACTTCGCGTTCCCCTTGATGGCCGTCTTGATCTCGGCGACCTTCGCGTCGATGGCGGCCTGATTACGCGCCGCCGTCTCGGCCTGCTCGCGCTCCAGCAGTCGGCGCTCGATCGCGTCCAGGCGGTCGTCGGGCTTGTCCTCGACGGGCTGGCCCTTGCCCTCGGCGATCGACGCGTCGATCAGGTCATCGAGGGTCCGGCCGCCGCCGTGCTTCGCGAACCACGCCTTCGGGGCGCGCAGTAGCTCGGCCAGTACCGCGCCGATGCCCTGGCGCTCGCGCTCGGTCAGCGCCGCTTCGCGCGCCTCGATGTCCTCGCGCATTTTGCGAACGCGCGCGGCGGTGATGTCATCGGGCTTCGGCTGATCGTCGGTTGCCGGCTCCCCCGATGACGCACCGTCGGTTGCAGGGGCGGGAGTTGCACCCGCTGTGTCGGCGGTATGAGCGCCGTCTGCCCCTGGGGCTCCCTGCGTCGGTTCGTCAGCAACGACTGCGGTGCCGTTCGCCGCCGCCTGCGCCAATGCCGACGCGACGATCTCGTCGATCGACGGGTCAGCGGTTTCGACGGCGGGCTGCGGAACCTCGACTGTCGTGCTCACGCCCTGGCACGACTGTCACGCTTGCGCGCTACTACGACGGCATCGGCGGTGGAACCTGGCCCTGCTGGATAGCCTGGAGCGCGTCGTTTCCGGGCGGCATTGCGGCGGGCGCGCCCTGCTGCGGCGCGGGCTGCTGCTGTCCGGGCTGGGGAGGCGTTCCCGGGCCGCCACCGGCGCGCTTCTTCAGCTCCTTCAGCTCGTCGATATACCGGCGGGCGAGCGAGACGTTGCGCGGCTTGATCTTCTCGACCTTCGCCATGGCCAGATACACCGTGGCGGTCTTCAGGGCGAGATCGTAGTTCGCGACCGCGAGCTCGTCGGGGTGCTCTGGCTTGCCGTCGTAGAGCATCGTCTCGAACGCGGTCGAGAACATGCGCTGAATGCTGTTCTCCAGCGTGTCCTCGCTGTCCACGTCGAGGTCGCTCATCGCGGCCCGGGCGCGGTCCACGTCCCATAGCTGTGATTCCAGCATCTTCAGGATGAAGTCGAGGCGCGCGGCGGGCGTGAGCGGCAGGAAGCCGGTCGGGTAGATCGTGACCTTCTTGCGCTTCAGGTCGTTGATGACCTTCGCGAAGTCCAACACCTCGACGCCCTCGCGCGTTTCAGCCTCTACCTCGTACGGATGGCCGTCCTTGACGATGTCGGCAGCCATCTCGACGACGCGATTGAAAATCTCGACGTGCGGGTCCTCCCACGACACTTGCGTCTGCCGCTGGAGGCGAAGGTTTTGCGACTCCATCGCCTCCCGCTGCGCCACGCCCGATTCGGCGCCGGGGGCCTTCTCGCCTTCGCTCGCGTTCTGCGAAATGCCAGCGAAGTTGTACATGTTCGAGATGATGTTCTTCTCGTCCTGGAAGAACTGCGGCGTCAGGTACGGCCACACCAACGGCACGGGCGGCTTGTCCGTGAATTCGATGGCGCTGGCGATGTCGTTCGTAAGCTGCTCGGCGATGATCTTCGAGCCGCGGGGCAGGCCGACGTGCGGCCGGCCCATCAGCTTGCGGGCCTTCCGCTTGACCCACTGCATGTGATTCAGCTCGGTCTGCATCGGCTCGAGGTAGGCGGCCAGCGACACCCCGCCAAAACCGATCATGAACGCCTCCCAGACGAAGAACGTGTATGGGTGCCACGTCTTCGTCCATGGCTCCATGAGCAGGCGCGCTCCACCCTGCGACTGGAGGGCGATCCCGTGCCATCCGTCCTCGCTATCCTTCGTCGTCGGCACGCTGTACGCCTCGCGGCACAGCACGAGGTCGGTGTTACCGCCTGTGTCGGTCTGGATGACGTCGGCGGCCAGGATCGCGTCGCGGATCGTCGGCTTGCCCTTGCCGAACTTTGAGAGCAGCAGCGACTTCGAGATCGGCCGCTGGCGATGGATGGTCTTCGGGGTGCCGTTGCGGGCCGAGACGTGGTCGAAGCGGATTTCGCCGGGCAGCACGCGCCCGAGTACGACCTTGTAGTCCATCTCCTCGTACGTGAGGCAGCCGAAGCGGCACACCTCGCCGTCACGTAGCGCGGCGCCGGCGTGGGCGTGCAATTTCGCCTCGGCCGACCAGCCGTCGAGCCACTGCGTCGCCGACTTCGCGCGCCGCTTCTGGTCCTGCGTGCCGTTCGTGGTCAGGAAGCGCCCGCGCACCTTCGACCGGGCGAGCATGGCGTGGGCGGTGTTGACGACGGCGCGCAGCACGTTCCAGGGAGAAATCTGCACCGGGCCGGCAACGGTCAGCACCGGCGCCGCCGATTGCAGGAAGAGGCCGCTATTCGTCGAGAAGTCGGTAACCGGGCGCTGCTCGTACATCCGGATCAGGTCGAAGTCCTGCTCGATGTCGAGGCCGGTCTGCTGCTGTGTGTCGATGGCGACTGCTTCGTCGAGCAGGGCCTTCGCGCGCATGTCCAGGCGCTCGTCGGCGCTCAGTCCGGCACCGGTCGCGAAGTCCTCGGCGAACCAGGGCGCGCTCACTGCGTGCGCCCGTTCGCGTTCGGGTCGGCCTTACGCCGCAGACGCGGCTGAATGCGCTCCAGGAAGAAGCGCGGGTCGCCTTCCTCGTCCTCGGGGTCGTCCTCGCCGTGCCGCTCGGCCGCCAGGGCCTCGGGGCTGACGTTCAGCGACGTTGTGACGTGCTTCGGGGGCGGCGCCGGTCCGAGGATCAGCGTCAACTCTGGCGTCTGGTAGCTGGTGACGCCGTGCGAGCGGAGAATCTGGAGCAGCGCGGACAGCTGCTTGCCACGGTTGTCGTTGGCCACGCCCTGGCACGGGCGTCACATGGTCAATCCCAGGGCGATGCCGGCTCGAAGTCCTGCCCACCCGGCTCTGACCCGCGTTCGTCGTCGTCAGGATGGGGTTTCTGGGCGCGCTTCAGGGCCGCGGCGATGCGAGCGGCGCGCACTTCGTCGGCGGTAGGGGGCGCCGCTGGTTCCTCCAGGCCTGGCAGCAAGGCGAGCAGCTTCACGCATAGGTAGCGCAAACCGGGCGCCAGGTCGCTGTGGCCGCCGTGCTCGTCCAGCTTTCCGCCCACGATGTCGTCAACCCAGGTCGTGCCGACGAGCTCCAGGGCGAGCCTGGAGCCGCGCTTGATCTTGAGTCGGCCGCGGGCGGCGAGCGTGTTCACGGCGCGGACCTGGATGCCGATCGGCGGCTTGACGGCCTCGACCACCGGAACGTCGGGGTAGAGGTTCTGCACGGTCTTGATGGTCTTCCCGCCGAGACCGCCGGCGTCGAGCGCCACGACGATCGGGTGACGCTTCTCGTTGTGGCTGTTCACCATGTCGGCGCACGCGATGCTGTCCTGACCGCTGGCCTCCTCCTGGTCGACGATCCACACCTCGCGCGCCTCGCCGCTCCACCCGGCCGACACCAGGGCATCGCTGGCCTTGACGCCGATGTCGCCGCCGGTCGCGTACTGCTCGTGCTCCTCGGGGATGATGTCGACGAGGTTGTCCTCGGTGATCTTGTATGCCTGCTCGGACAGCTCGATAACGTCCTCGCCCTTGTACTCGCGCTTGAACCAAGCCGAAGACCGGGCTTCCGCGAGTGTCATCGCCCCCAACCCGATCTCCTTGAACTGCGCACGCAGGTCCTCGTCGATCAGCGCCTCGCGCTCGCCGTAGGACGGGACGCGATCGTTGTCCTCGTAGTCGAAGCGGTGCTGCTCGTACTCGGGATTCTGCTTGATGTCGTACCACGTGCCCTGCTTGCCCTGCTTCGACCCCGTCCCCATCACGCACAGCTTCCCTCGGCGCGGGCGAAGGCCGGGGCGGACCGCCTTGATCATCTCCTGGAGCGATGCGGGCTTGTAGATGCTCGCCTCGTCGATGATGCACATGACGAGGTTCGGCACACCACGCAGCCGGTCGATCGTCTTCTCGCTGTCCGCGCCGAGGAAGTAGATGTTCGAGCCGTTGGGGAAGGAGATCGACAATTCGGCGCCGTACTTCGGATCGCCGCCGAGGCCGTGCGTGCGATTCAGCTCGACGGCGGGGTTAAACGCCATGCGCTTGCACGTCGTGATCGTGCTGGCGACGTAGATCAGGTTGACGCCCGGGACGCCAGCCGCCACCAGTAGCACCGCCAGAGCGGCGCCGTGGCTCTTTCCCGACTGCCGGCCGGCGCCGACCGACACGTTGCGCGCGCGGCCAAGGACCAGTGACTCGACGAGGCTTGCCTGCTTCGGATGGCAGACGTCGCGAATCTTCACGCCCGGTGGCGTCAGGCGGTTCGCGCGCGCCCGCCGGGCCAGCTCGGTTTTCGCGGCCCTGGCGAACTTAGCGCCGGTCAGGGCCACTATCGCGCTCGTCCAAGCGTGAGCACTCCTGAATGCGGACTACCAGCCACGTCGTCAAGAACATGCGCAGTTCGTCGTCTGAGACGTCCGCGGCGACAACTCCAGGCTTCAGGGCAATCTTCGTGCTGCCGAAGCCTGCGGTCGCGGCTGCCGACGGTGCAGGACGCTCGACTTCCCATGGGCTGTCGACGTCGAAGCCGCGGAATTCGATCCGCGCCTTCCAGCCGCCGTGCAGCTTCGCCTCGACCAGCATCAGTTCGCCAGGTGCTCCGCCGCCCAGCGTAGCACCTCGTCCGGCGCGTCGGCCAGGTCGATGGCCAGTTCGCGCACGGGCCCGAGCGTCCTCTCGAGGTACATCTTCATGAACGCCGGGTTCGGCTGCTCGTTCGACTCGTGCTCGTTGCCGTCCTTGTCCGTCCAGCGCGTGATCGCGTTCTCCGTGGCCAGGGCGCGGAGCTGGGCGAATACCTCTTTCATGTTCTCGACCGTGCGGTGCTCGGCGTCGAGCATCTTTTCGATCTCGACCAGCTTCTTCGGGCGGCCACTCGGGTTCAGAGACGGGCCGCCCTTGACCATCGCAGGGTTGCCGCGCTTTCGCTTTACAGGAGGTTGGTTTCCCAAATCAGCCATCTCGCATCTCTTCGGGTTCCAGCAGGGCACGGATCGCAGGGACAGCGCGGGCGCGGCCGATGGCGATTCGGATCGCCGCCGGGGCTTCCAGGGCTCGCTCTAGGAGCGCGAATACCAGTACGATGGTGGTCGGCTCGCAGGCGGCCAGGAGCTCTCCCAGGCGCATCTCCGGCATGGCGTGGATGCGGTGGGAGATTCGCTTGACGAGTCGGTAGACGGTCATCCTGCCCATGCCGGTTCGGCGGGCGATCACCCGCGTCGACAGGCCGGTGGCCCACATCTGAACCACTCGTCGCTCGTTTCGCTTGTAGCGGCCGGTCAGCAACACACGGCGCTGATCCCGCTCCTCTGCCGCGGATGCCCGAGCGATGGCCCGGCTGGAGTCGATCAGCTTCCCGCTTCCGCGGTTGCCGACCTTGATCCCGCCGGCGCCGTCGGCGAAGTCCAGAGGCGCAAGCCCTTCCTCAGCGAGCAGTCCTTCCCAGGGAGCGGAATGCGCCGCCACGCTCAATGCTTCGTCCCGTCGTTTTCGGCCTTCGCCTCCGCGGCGAGATCGCCAGCCGGGCGGAGCGGGGTTCCGGCCTCGAAGTCGACGCGCGCGCCCTCGTACCCGGCGACGAGGCCATGGCGGTAGCCGTTCCAGTAGGCTGGACCGTCCTTCGCGTCTCCGGTCTCCTCGAGCGCGAGCCCCAGCGCCTTGTCACGCTTCGACAGGCCGATGCCCATCCGAACGGCCGCGAGGCACTGGTCGATCTCGTCCTTCGTGATCGCGCCCTCTGCCAGCGCGGAGACCAGGGCCGTGAGATTCCGAAACCTTGGCTTCAACTTCTTGCGTGGCATGTAGCCTCCAATACATTGTCAGGGACTCCAATCTATTGTCAAGGAGCTGTAAGCCCTATCGCCTCCAGCACCTCGTCCCAGCTCTGCGCGACGCGATAAAACTCCGGGAAAAGCCGCTGCATGAACTTCTCTGACTCGGTCAGCTTTCGAGCCGAGGGAGGGCCGGGTCTCTTCATCTCGAGCAAGATGGGGTAGCCATCCTTGTGCTTGGTGAAGAAATCGAAGCCCAAGCCACGATGGCGGGCCACGTCGAGGTGGGGCCAGCCGAGCTTGCGGAGGTTCTCGCCGATTTCCTTATGGCCGGCGTCGAGTTTGACTTGCCAGGTCATCGCGCCACCGCAATTAGTCCGTCTCGTCTCGCCATGGCGATCTTGCGCAGGTGTACATGGCGATCGCAGAGCTGTTTCCCTCCCGCCGGCGATCCACATGCCGTGCAGTCACCGGCGGCTCGGCGCCTGTCGTAGCGCTGCTTAGGGGTCTCATGGGTGGCGACTGAGATCGGCCGGTACGGGCGCCTTCGAGGAGGCGGCACGATGCCCTTCTTGCGCCAGTGCGCCTTGCGCAAGCGATCGGCGACCGCCTCCAGACATGGAGGACACGACGTCTTGAGCCATCCAGGCGGCCGTGGCTCTCCACAGCGACCACACAGCCCGCGCGTAACGCGATTTGCCCAGCGAGTCGCATCGGCGGATGCGCTCACGTAGAAACCGGCTCCTTGCCCGCGGCCGGTGCGCGGTGAAATGCGGGCGCTGAAACCTCGTCCCCTTTCGTCGCGCTCGCTGCAAGCACTTTCGCTGCCTGGGTGCAGCTAAACCGCTCGTCCTCGTGCGTCTCGCCTTTGCTGACCTTGGCCCCGCAGAGCAGGCACATCGTGCACGTCGTGCCGTCCTGGTTGTATGGGCCGGTCTTCACGTGGCGGTCGCGAATGGCGACCAGCCCGGCCTCAAGTTGCTCCGCCCTGCCGCTCATCGCGCTCCCTTCCTAGCCGCGCGCGGCGGGCCCATGTCCAGGCTGTCCATCTCGTGCAGCCAGCAGCAGTCGCCGCACATTCCGCGCTGGCTTTCCTCGTGCCAGAACCATGCGCGCCCCTTGCAGCCGGGGCCCTCGCACGGTCCGGCGTTCCACCAGATGCGCAGGTAGACGGCCCCGACCAGCGCGACAACTCCGCCGGCAACCAGCAACGCAATCGTCATCTCAGCTTCCCTTCCGCCGCAGCGCAGTCGCTACACGGCTCGTTTGCAGGCCAGGTAGCCCGTTTCTCCAGCACCGACGCCCCTGCTGTCAGACGGGCCTTGAGGTGCTTGAGACAGAGCACGAGAAAGAAGCGGGGCTTGTCGGGGCCGTAGCTCAGTCGGTATGAGGGCAACCGCATCAGAAGGCTTTCGAGTCCGCGAGTTGGGCGATGACGTCGACGTCGTCACGCTCGGGAGGGAGGCGGCTGTCGTCGCTGTACTCGGCCGGCCTGTCCTGCGGTCGCGGGCACACCCGGCACGAGTCGTCACCGGCCTCGCGGCGAACGCGCTCCGCGATGTGATCCAGGTTCGACTTCGCGAGCTGGAACGCGGACAACGCCGTTCTCCCCTCGGGGTCAACCGCCTTCCAGCGGACGCCGGCGGCGCGCTCCCTGCTGTCCGTTTCCTCGACTAGGTGCCCTTCGCTCCTCGCCCGGTACCACGCCGACACGGCGGCCTCGTAGATCGCCCGGCACCTGGCCTGCTCTTTCTGCGCCCACGTCATGCGAACCCCGCTTTCTTGAGTGCGTCCTGTTGCTCGCGCTGGAGTCGTTCGCGGGCGGCGGCCTCGCGGTTGCGCTCGTCGCGCTTGCGGGCCTCTTCGTCGCGCTCCGCCTGCTTCCAGGGCGGGACGGCGGACAGGGCCGGCTTCGACGGAGACCGGCGAGCGGCGTCGTTCTGAGCTTTCTCAAACCACCGCATCAGGAACGCCTTCATCCCCCGCGGTGTCTTGAGCTTCTGAGGGTTCGACTCGGCCCAAAGGTCCACCTTCGCGTATTCGGCCTGGTGGTCAACGCCGGGGTATGCGGCCGTCAACTTAGCGTGGAACGACTGCGTCAATTCCCACGGAGGAGACTCTTTGCCGGCCACCGGGAACGTTCGCAGGACCGGATCGGGCGGCTCAACGCGCGCGCGCGTCTGATCCGGAGTCTTGGGAGAAGACGGATCAATCCCAGAAAGAGAAGATTGTGGCGAGCTGTTACCTGGTGGTTGCCCAGCGGTTACCGGTAACACGGGCAACCTACGGGTAACGACCTCGGTTGTAAGGAAGCGAGACCCACACCGACACTCCCGCAGTCTCTGCGTCGTCGCTTCCAAAACCATCGTCTTAACCACCTCGAGCCGGCAGCCGCAGTCCTGGCACGTCATCGCGGCACCGGAAGGTTGGCCAGGAGCAGGAACAGCGTCGCCATCAGGAACACGAAGGCGACGTCTCGCTCGTACTGGGTCTCGGGGCTCACGCCGCCTCTTTCTGCCGTACGAGCGCTGGGTTCAACTCGGCGCGCCACCTTTCGATCCGCTGCAACTCTTCCTGTGCGAGCTCCTGGAGCCAATCCAGGTATTCCTCGTTCACGAACCGGGCGCACTTGCAGCGCGCGCCTCGGCACAGTCCAGACACGCGAAGGTGACGGTCTTCATGGTGCCCGCAGACGCATTCCTGCGAGTACGTCACCGGGCGCTCCCCTTCCGTACGAGGTGCCGCCGACCTAGGCGCATAGCTCGAGCTGCTCCTTCGCAGCAGTGAGGCGCTTGATGGCGATGGAGTGGTACTTGGGATCTTTCTCCCAGCCGATGAAGCGGCGACCGAGACGGATGGCGGCGACTCCGGTGGTTCCAGAGCCAGCGAAGGGATCGAGGATGAGATCGCCGGGGTCGGTGAAGTCGCGGATCAACTTCTCCATGAGCGCGAGCGGCTTCTGGGTTGGGTGCTCGTTCGGATCCGAGGTGCTCTTGTTGAAGCGGTACACCCCAACACGGCCGCCGCCGTTCCACTTCGACCGCCCATCTCCAGCCCAGGCTGCAGCCATGGACTCGTACCCGATGCCTGGCCGATCGCCAGCTAGGCACGGTTGCCCGTCCGGCTTGATCCACACCATGGGACGCCGCCATTTCGCGCCAGCGGCCTCGAAATTGTCCCGCCATGCCGCCACCGCCTCGGCCTGGCAAAAGGCAATCAGCCACGAGCGTGCTATGCGACAGGCCTCTCTGGCTGCAGCCGCGCGAATGTCCGATGTGATTGGAACGAAGTCGAGCGGCTCTGGCGACAGGACGCCGCCTTCGGCGCCGCGCTTAACCCGCCGCTGCAGCGTGTGCGCCTCGGCCTCGTACGGCGGGTCCGTGATCACATGGTCCACCGACTTGTCCCCGAGGCTCGCCAGCCCCGTAACCGGGTCCAGGCAGTCGCCGCAGCGGAGGTCCCACACCGGCTTCACGCCCGCGCCTTCTTTCGGGATGGGGCGCTGGGGAATGAGACGACGATGTCACTGTCGCTCGTCCACCGATGGGGACCTTCGTGACCGGCTTCGAGAAAGCACGTTTGCCCCGGCTCGGATTCGTCGACGAGGTAGACGTTCCATCTCCACTCCTCATCGCACTCTCCGCGGTCAGCCCAGCAGTGCAGCTTGCTCACGACGCCTCCAGGTCGGATATCAGCCGCTCGATCAGCTGGACTTCGGCATGGGTGAGGCCGGGGAGCTTGGTGCGCTCGCGATCCAGCCAGTGACGAACGGCCTCAGCCCTCACCGGGCTCTGCTCGTTCTCGTACGCGTTCCACGACGTCACGGCCTGCATGACTTCATCGACAGTGCCGACCCAGCCATTGCCGCAAGCCGGGCACCAGATGGTCGCGTCGGCTGGCCCGTCCCATCGCTCGACGCCGGTGACGCGCGAGATGGGCGTACTCAGAGTCGTCTGGCACTTCGGGCATGGCGGTCCATCGCGTCCCGCGTCGAATACGGAGACGCTCACGGCAGTCGCCCCAGCAACGCCCAAAGCGTCGCAAACGTCCCAACAGCAGGGAACACGATGGCGGCAGCCCACCAGCCGAACTCTCGGAGCTTATGGCGCCTGTGGTGGCGCGCTCTGAGGACAGGCCAGGAGAGCGTCTCGACGGCAGGCTTGATGAAGATGGGCTTCATGCGCACCACCTCTGGAAGTCGATGTCCTGCGTTTCAAGGGCGATTGCGGCCACGAGCGCAGCGTCGTTGGCCTCCTGTGCCGTCTTCGCCTCGACGAGCTGGCGCAGGATCGCGAGGTACATCTCGTCCTCTGCCGAGTGCGCCCATTCGTCGTCACCTGATTTCGCGCGAATTTCCTCCACGCGCGCGCGCGCCTCGCCGATTGTCATCGCTTCCCCACCCTCCTCTCCTCCTCCCTCCTCGCTCTCTGGGAGAGATGGAGGAGCCTGGTGAGCCGGCGGCGGAGGGCGGTGTACTCGCGCCGGCTCAAAGCACGTCCTCCGGCTCAATGCCTTCTTCCTGGAGGGCGACGACGGCCGCGGCGTCGAGGGCTGCGATGACTTCGGACGGGCGCCTGGAGTCCTCGTTGTTCCAGGCCGCGGCGTCCCACCACCCGCCCTCTAGTCCGAGCACAGCAGCGACGTCGCCCATGCGATCGGCGGCCGTCGGGACTGCGCCCGCCTCCGGGTTATCCGATATGGCGAAGCTAATCGCTCCGGACAGACACATGCCGCCCGTGTCCAGGTCCACCAGCATGTGCTTCGCGTGACCACGTTCGCGGATGGCGTCGGCCGCCTTCAGCAATACTTCGCTGGCCTTCATTTCGACACGCATTCCGACTGAGATGCTGCAGATATCGCTCGCATCGGTTGCTCCTAAAAAAAACGTCAGCCGCTCAAGCCCCGGTCAGCGTCCTGCATCCCAAATTTGCGAGACCCGGGTGGGCGGGACGCTGACGGGCTTGAATTGCCGACGTCGTGTTCCGAGTCTCGCATGGGGTTTACTCTGAATCAGGACGGCCGCGCTTGACAAGAAATTATTTCGGCTTACGCGAAAGCCGGACGCGTCGCGGCGGCCCGTCGCTCAGAGAATCGGCGCGCGCAGCTTCGGCCTCCACCCCGCCGGCTCCTGCGGCGTGAATCCCTCTTCGGCCGCCACCATCAGCGCTGACTCCAGGAGGTAGTACGATAGCGACACCTTGGCCTTGGCCGCCGCCCGCTCCAGGGCCTCGCGCTGAGCGCTGGAGCGGAAGCGAACGCTGACGGGTAGGACCGCCCGGCCGGTGAGGATGCGCTTAGTACGCGCACGCGGCCGGAATGATGGCGACGGTTCGTTTGACATCGCCTCTCGTAACGCTCCAATGGGGCCGGCCGCGTGCGCGCCGGCGACACTATCACGATCTCGCCTACGCATAGGTCTCGACCCCCGCCGCGTCGAGAGTGCTCTGTATCCTGTAGTGGCAGCGGCCGTAGCCAGTCACGTCGCCATCTGCGTCGACATCCAGATACCCGAGGTCGCGGCCCGTGAACCCCCGTCCGTCCTTGCAGTAGACCCGGACGATATCGCCGCGCGCCCACGCTGCCGCCGACACCCGATTTGAGACGCCAGCCTGCATGGCCTCTCCCGCGTCATTGATCTTCTGCGCAACCCGCTCCGCTATCGCCATCCGCTCCTCCGTCGTCATCGCCATCTCCTTGTCCGTGTTGTCCGTCTTGCTCACGACTAATAAGTAGCACGACTGGCGCTACACGGTGTATTTATTTTGCGCTACACGGTCGATTATGACGGGATGCGCTATTTCCGCCGCGACCGCTTGGGTGGCCGGCGCTCCATCGCCTCCGCAACTTCGCGCGCGGCGGCATCCTTGTCGCGGTGCAGGTACCGCTCTGTCGTCGACATCGATGAGTGCCCGAGTGCGAGCTGGAGGGCGCCAGGCCTCACGCCTGCTGCGTCTGCCTCGGTGGCGCCGGCGTGGCGTAGATGATGGATCACGATCCGCCTGTCCCGAGGCGCCGCCTTGGCGTCGATGCGTCCATGCTCGCATGCCCAGCGGAAGTGACGGCGGTACGTGGCCGGGGACTCTGGGAAGATGCGCCCCTTCCCTGGGACGCCTCGGATGGCCTCGAGCGTCCGCGTAGTCAGCCGCACCGCCCGCAGCTTCGCTCCCTTGCCCAGCACCGTGACGTCTCCGTCGGGTGAGATCGCGTCGCGGTCGAGCGAATGGGCCTCGCGAAATCGCAGCATCGAATCGAAGCAGCACAGCACGAATGCGCGGAGCTTCTTCGCGCGTAAGCCGTCGTCGTCCCCATCGCACAGCCGCCGGTCGCTCACGTCCTCGGCAGCGGCCAGGAGGTTGTCGACGTCGTAGTAGCGGAGCTCGGTCTCTCTCCGGCTCACCGTCTTTTCCTTCTTCGCCGCGCGCAGCGGGTTGACGGCGATCATCTCGTTGTCGACGGCCCAGTTCAGCATCCCCTTGAGGCGTCCCAGTTCGATGTTCCGCGTGTGAGCGCAGGCGTTTCCCTCGGCGATCCGGGACGCCAGGTGCCGCGCCCAAACGACCGGCGTGACGTCGGGGGCGAGCATTGTCCCGAGTCCGCGCAGGGACGGCAGCAATCGATTGCGGCGCTCCTTCCACGAGTGTTCGTGGCAGTGCGCCAGCGAGAAAAGCCAGTAGACACAGTTCAGCGACGGTGCCGCCGGATGCGTCTCGCTCGCCAGGTTCTCGAGCAGGCGGGCTTGGTGGGCGACGGTTCGACGGAGCGCCTTGACCTCCGACCATGCCTGCGCGAGCTGGAGACGGAGCCGGCTAAGATCGGGACCGAACGACGACGCAACGAAATCGTCGCCGCTGGCAGTCGGTGTCACGCCATGGGCGTGCTCGGTCCTCTGTCCTGCCCCGCCTGGACTCGGCTCCAATTGCGATCAGCTCCCGTCCCCCCTGGTTTCCCAAGCGGGGCTGACTTCGGTAGGACTGCTACAGCGCTTTACAGATGTACAACAAGTCGCGTTATGCTAATTGATAACTATTGCTCCTTTATGGCTTGATCATTCCTACGTTGAATGAATTTACGCTCTATCTTTTGCCACTCATCCACTCGGCATGCGGCGGGACCATGGCCGGCGAGCATCAATGCTTCGATGCACAGGCGTAGTGCCTGGCGGGTTCTGGCGGTCGTTCGGTAACGGGTCGGAATGCGACGGCTCACAGTGGCCCTCCGTTTACGCGCTCGAGCAGTCCCCGACAAACCATCGACGTGCTCCCGGTCCAGCGCGTGTTCGCCCGCTCCATCTCCTCCCTCAAACGTGCAGCGTGGGCGCGGAGGCGCAGAGCAAGCGAGGTATGACCTCGTACTAGGGCATCGGCCTCGGCCTCTCTCAGGTCCTCCAGAAGCGTCGTCTCGCGGCTCACTTCGCCGCCCTCGGGTTGAGCCCCGCGACGAATGCCCGCCACTGTTCATCTCGGATTTGAAGTGCAATCCCGATGGCGCGCGAGGCGGCGGCTCTGTCGATGCCGGCCTGTTCAAGAGCCGCGCGGATGACTCGCGCAGCCGGCGGCACGCCGATGACATCGGCCGCGTCCACCTTCGCGCGAAGCTCAGCGATGGTTGCTGCCGCCTCTTCGTCCCCGCCTCCGCCGTAGTACGACGACGAGTCCTCGGCCATATGGAAGCAACCCACCATCCGGTCGAACACCTCACGCAGGAGAGATCGTTGGCTGTCATTGGTGCTCATCGCGTCCTCGGGTTGAGCGCCTTGCCGGCGTCACGGCAGGCACGGGTGCAGAAAAAGCCGTCTCCGTCTCCGAAGATTCGCGTCACCACAGTTGATTCAGGCGGCGGGGGCGCGTGAGCTCCGCACCATTCGAAGCACGCCTTCGCCTCGGGCGAGCGTGGCAGCGACGCCGTTGCGCGTAGCAGTTCGCGCGTGGTCATCGCGCACCTCTGGACTGCTCGGCCGGGAAGTTTGTGTATGCGAACTCTCCGAACGTTTCGCGGGCCGCTCGGTCGTATGCGCGGGCGGCATCGGCTGGATCAGAGAACAGGCCCAGGTTGATGTTCCTCTGGTTTTTGACCAGCTTCGCAATCCATTTGCGACGCGCCTTGCTCCAGGTGACACCCTTGAAGCCGCTGGTGTTGTGGCTAGGGCGCCTCATATTCGCGGCATTTTGTGAGACCGTCGCAGTGCGCAGATTGCAGCGCCGATTGTCTAGTCCGCATCGATTGACGTGATCAACGATTCCACGGACTCCCATTCGTGCTGCGATCGTTCTGTGAAGGAACTCCTTCGTCCATCGTCCATTTTTAAGGACGCCGCGTGTTGCATAGAACGTGTACCCGTCCTTGGTCGAGTGAAACTTGAAACTGAGCAGGTCGGCGTCATCGTCGTCGATGAGAGAGAAGCGCCCGCATTTAAGTGGTACCAAAATCATCGGCCAACTCCTCCAGGGGAAGAGAGCAGGGAGCGGATGCGGTAGTAGCCGATTTCGTCGAGCACGACGTTGACGACGTGGACCATTAGCTCACGGTTCGCCGTCGGCAGCTTGTCCCACTCGACCGCGGTAGCTGCATTCGTCGTCCAGCCATAACCAGGCGCGAGACGTTCGTACGCGTCGTGAAAGAGGCGCGCCACCTCTCGCGCCTCTCGTAGCGCTACGGGCTGCGCGGCGGCCATCTTCGCCAGCACCTCATCTCGCAGCGCGGTTCCAGACGCGAACGCTTCCCGGCCACGGCAATTCGCATCCCAGCACGGCGAGCAGACGGTCAGGTGCTTCGCCTCGACGACGGTGAGCGACTTGCGGCACCACGCGCATTCGGCCGCGGGCTGCGCGGCGGGCTCCTCCACGGTAGCCTGCTCTTCATGCTCTTCGCACGGGCCATCGCAATACCCACCGCACGTCCGGCAGTCGCGCCGTCCAGACGCACACACGGGGCAAGTGTCGGGCTGCGCTGGTGGGGAGGCATCCGTGAGGGCGCGGCGGGCGATGGTCCCAGGGCATGGCGGTCCGGTGAGCTTGTCTCCCCCGCGTCGATCGCAGAAGTCGGCGACGCGCCGACAGGACGGGCAAGGACGCGGGTACGTTTCTCCCGGATACGCCGGCACGGGCTTGCCCACTGCCTCCAGCGCCCCCCGGTACCTGTCCGCTGTGGCCTGGAGGGCGCGCGCTCGTTCGTTGCGCTCGAACGCGGTGTCGCGCAGTCCTTCCCACATGCACGTCATCGTCTTCAGGTCGCGCGCCAGACGGTCCCTATCGGCCGTGATGGTGGCGAGTTGGGCGCGGAGTTGCTCGACGTACCCCGGCGGGTAAAACTCCACCTGCGTTGCTGTTCCAGCTGTGACCGACGGGGCCGGCTGCATGCCGCAGGCGTGTGTCGTCGTTGAAGGCTGACCGCAACTGCACATCTCGTCGCTCATGTCGTCCCCTTCCTAGGTGCGCCGAACAGGCGGGCCTCGATGGTGTCGAGCACGCGTATGACGGCGTCCTCGACGGTCTCCTCGCGCTCGTCGTCCCACATGACAACTAGGTCGCCGACAAGGCCGCGCACATCCCTCAGCCTCGGCCTGCTTTCCCAGGAGGCCAGGGCGGAGCGGGCGATTGCCGACGGACAGGTGGCGTTTGCCGTCGCTGGACATTGCCCGTTCTCGTCGCCCCGGTCGGGGAATTTGCCGTGGCACGAGTGGCATTGCCAATCGAGGACCTCGTCGCTGCCGCGCGCGTATCCCCACGGCCAACGCTTGGTCCGGCCGATTCTCCGCAACGCCTCCACCAGCGCAGTCCAGGGGTTGGGGTCGGTGCTCAT